CCGAAGGCAGTGGCAGAGATTCCGAATGTAACGAGTTCATCGATAATACGCATCTGACCGTTGACTTCCATTCCGAATACAGCAGCAGGAGTCCTACCAAAGTCCACACCAATATGCAATACGTTATCGCATAATTTAGGAACAAATTCCAATCGTTCTTTAGCAACATGTTGATGCTGATGAAACTCAGGTACAACAGGAATACCGTCTGTAACGAAACCATACTCACCATGTACATACACTTTAATCCATTCTGGATCTTTACCATGACTCATTCTCTCGTAGTATTTCGCAGGGAGGTGTTCGACATTCTCAGCTTCAGGGGACACGCCTGAAGGCTGATGGAAAACTGCGAAGTAAGTCCTCTTCAAATAGCTTATGGAACCAGTGGTCTGAATCTGGAGGATTGGTATCCATGATAACTCCCCACCAGCTTGCGCCACCTTGCATCGGACTTGGGTAGCGTCCAACTCGTCCAATGAGCATGTCGAGAACCTGCTTGGGTATCTCGCGACACTCATTAAGGAATCCACCAGTGAGCTCAAGTGAGAGTAACTTCTTAATGTCATCAGGTTTATCCAAAGCACGAAAAAGAACTTCATACTTAACAGTAGTGCCATCTTCAAGAGGGATAGTAACGATATGTTTCATATCCATCTTGCGCCAGTAACCTAAGTCACCGAACCAGTCATTATAAGTATTGATAGTTGTATCAATGAGTTCGCGATAAGTATTCCGAACAACCACCCAGCGACTGCGTCGAATGCCGTCTGTGTGAGGTAGCTGAGCACATGACTTACGGAATATTTCCCAACAACAAGCGACAGATTTCCCGCTGCCGATAGGACCAATGATAGCACGAATAAAGGCATCAGACTTATGGAACTTAGCACCTGTTGGTGTAGCGACATAAACCACCTCATTCTCACTAACTGTTGATACTAGAGCACTCATTTAATCTCTGTATAATCCTGATGATGTTTTATTCTCCGCATCACGCTTGCCTTTCTGAGCACGATTACGACCACGAACTGCTTTCTTCCGCTTTGCCATTGATGTAGCTTCTTCACGTTCCTTGTTAGCCTTAGCACGCTTTTCTCTGCGGAGTCTCTCTTTACCAGCCTTACTCATACGGAGTGGCTTCTGGCTATTGCCAAAGTAATCATTGATATCTTGATCAGTTTTCTTGTTCTGTGACTTAGAGCCTTCAGCTGTCTTCTTATCCTTGAAGTGCTTCTCTATGGCTTTATCAGTGTTACGGTCTTTAGACTTCTGAGACTCTTTGGTCTTATAGCCTTTGTCTTTAATCTTGTGAGGTTTCTTCTTGCTGGCTTCCATAGCCTTCTTGCCAACCTTAACCATGTGCTTCCGCTTTGCGGCTAGCATCAAAGCACGAGTAGCATATGTAACACCTAAGTAAACTAGAGCAGGAATAGCCATTAGCCACCTACCTTCTTTTTCATTCGACCGTGACGAGAGCCATCATCGTCATATGACTTACGGACTTTCTTCATCTTGTTAACTTTCTTCTTCTTGCGAGAAAGTTTAAGTGTCTTAGCATCTTTAGCAGTGATAGGACGTGCCTTGGTATCAGCTTTCTGCTTCTTCAGGAAGTCCTTTCTATCTGTTTTCTTCTTGGTGTCAGACTCAGTTTTGCGCTTCTTAACAGACGGTGTCTTATTCCGCTTGTAGACTCCACCAAGAGCAGATATGAGTTGTCCAAAGCCAGTAGCCATTAGTCAAGTACCACTCTGAATGATCTCATCTTTTTATTTTCTGAATCAGCGGGTAAGTCGGCATCCCATTCGTCGCCAAAGCGAGCAAGGTAACTAAGTGCTACCTGTCCGCCTTGTCTCTGGTCCATCTGTTTGAATAAGCTATCCACTGCTTGCTTCCGACCCTGGGAACGACCTATGCGATAATGAAACTGGAAGAACTTGAGATCTTCACCATCCATTGTCTTCAACTCAATACCGAAGTAATCCGCTACCTCGTCTTGACTCATTCCGCGTGCCATAGCCTGAATCAAGACTCCATCGCAGGACTCCTGTAAGTACTTCATTTCAGTTTGTTTAAACTCTGGCTCATTCATCTCAGTTACCTATCAATATGATTCCGATTATACTCCTATTTCTAGGGAAGTAAACACTTTTCTTTGTATATAAGCAAATCCGTATATACTAATATACTAACTAACCTAGTCTATCACATATTCCGCTTGTAGGTGGCACTCAGACGAAATACCTCACACTCTAAGCTATTCTAGGGGTAAGGAGGTATAAGGAGTAGGGGAGGGATTAGAAAGGCTTAGGGAGGCTTAGGAGAGGTGGTTCTTTGTGAAAAAAATTTTATATAATTGTGTGTGAGCTACCCGAATAAAGCGGTATAGGAGTCCCGTGGATCTCGGGGGTAGGGGTCTACATATACGATTCTCTCTTCACTCTCTATATAAGAGGGCGGGGGACGCTGGTCCCCACCCTAACATGCTATCCCTCGAAAGTCTATAGGCCAAGAGAGATATAGACTAAGGTTTAGTATATCCCTTATGCGCCAACGTCTATACCTCTCTTGGCTTAGTAAATAAGGCGCTAATATACCTCTACATAGGTATAGTCGGGAGGGTTCGGATATGATATACTATCTATACTGACTTAGGGGATTAGCCCCGAAGCGGTAAATAAACTACTTAGGAGTAGAAAATGGAAAAGAAAGAGCTAATAAAAGCTATAGACGGTTTAACTAAAGCCGAAGCGATGAACGTTATATTCGCGGATTTAAAGGACTTCGCTAAAGCGGAGAAGTTTTGGAAGGATAACGGGGCTAAAACGGTAAAGCGTGGATTCTTCGATACCTACCTAGACTACCTTTTAGAGAACGAGTTAGACGAAGAAGGTGTTAAGACCTATATCGAAGTTAACGGTTCGGCTAATAACCTTAAGGATAAGGGGTTTTATACCAAAATAGCCCTAGCGTTTACGAAGAAGCGTAAACTCCACGAAGCCGAAGCCCTAGAAGCCGAAGCCGAGAAGTAACCCAACCGAGAGGGGGAGAAATCCCCCTCCATTTATTAGGAGTATAGTATGAAAGATGTATATGTATTAATCGACGAAGTAACTGCCCTTAAACGTGAAGAGCAACGCATCAAGGATGAAATCCGCGGCAATAGCGAGATGCTAAAAGAAGCTCTGATTGACCAGAGGATGACGGACTACCTCAGTATTGACTGGGCTAGACTTAGACGGTCGAACCGCTGAGCGTAGGGTGGTGGGACATATGGATATGTCTTGCTTTCCCTCCCTACATAGTCTTAGTGGTCTGGAAGGTCATTAAGGGTTGAACGAAGAATGGGAAGGATAATGGTATCCTTCCCAAATTAGTTAGTAGTAGGGGCGGGAGGACGCTGGACCCACCCCTATATGCTCTCACTCCAGCATATCAAAGATATTGGGATCATCAGGCAGTATTAACCCATGGTGGGCAGAAATGCGCACCGCACACTTGCCGCCCTTGACAAGCTTCCCGCGATGTATATTCAGGTTATCAATCAGACTGTCATCCTCCCACACCTTAGCCTGTGTAAAGGCATCGAGTAGTGCCTTCATATAGTTATCAAGGTCACGTATCCTTCGATCAGGTGGATACAGTACAACATCTAAAGTAAGACGCTCGTCTAAGTTTAGTCCATAAGCGTTCTGTTGAACGCATGATTCGGCACACCTATCCCTAAACACCCTTCCCCGCTTTGATATGTATATCCCTCGTTGAGTCTTAGTATAATAACTATTGACCGTTGGAGGAAAGTCCAATTCTATGTGTACATTCTTCATGATTCCCTAATTCCCTATAAATTCCCTTACTATTCCCTTTAATAATCCTATATATATTAGTAAGTTAGAGTATATATAGGTTGAATAGTAAGGGGTATGGTAAACTCCCTCTCTCCCACAGGTAGGGGGGTTCTCCCTTTTCCCGTAATCCTCGTAAGTACTTGATTTATAAGGGATTTCCTGAGGGAACGTAGGGAATTCAGAGAATGGTAATATCCCGTTATTCACTATATTTACCCTCAATGAAGTAACTACTATTAAACTTGACATACTTTACACCTTCTACATTGATTGACTTGATCCACTTATTCTTCTCCATATATTCTAATACTATATCAAAGCCAGGCTTATTAAATGAGGACATATTTAATACACTCTTATTCTTCCTGAGAGACCTTCTAAGCATAGCCAGCGGAATACGAGACTCAGCTCTATCCCGCTTTGAGGGTTGTTGCTGCTTATCTTTATATCCAAGATTAAACATTCTAAGTATGTTCTCATATACTGAACCTATACTTACATTATAAAGATCATCACTATCACTAGTCTTAAAGAACTCTTCCAATCCATCCATTTCATACTCGTGTAGTTCTTTAGCCCAATCCCAACATTCATCCGCTATCTGTAAGTGATCTCTCATACCTTGTGCGAAATTATGATTAAACAGGGTAATTAAACAGGCTACCTTTACTGTCTTAAGCCCTGCCCTACTCAACATCTTAGCCTTAATCGGATTCTCTTCACGTAACTCCAGAGATAGCTTCTTACAGTCATCCATGAACTCGTAATGCTTGTCCTCTAGATCAAAATGACTACAATCAGGGTCATTATCTTTCTGAGTCTTTAGACACCTAGCTACTAGCTTATGAAACTTATCCTGTACTGGCTTATCTATACTGAACTTCTTATGCCTATTAAGCTTCCATCCTGGAGCATCAACGCGGAATACATGCATACGAGTTATTTCGCCTGTATCTGTACCGTCTTTTAATGCCTGTAAGAATACCTCAGGGGTGCTCTCATTCACCATACTAAAGCAAGGTGCTACTACTTCCTCTATGCTATTCTTCTCATCAGAGTAGCTTTCTGCCGCCATACACTCAGCGTGACCGCTTTTGCCTATTAAATCTAATATTGTGCGCGTTAAGCCTGCTTTATCACCTACCTTACTACTAAACATAAACCCTGCTTCTGTAAATATACTTACGAAACATCTGTTATCCTTTAGCTTACGCATTAACGATTTAGCACCTGTATATCTTCTATCTCCCACGAAAGTCTTACTCTCATTACTCAGCGGAGTATCTGTGCCCTTAACTGTATTTCCAACCACGAGCGCACGTTGAATAAATGAATCTATTACCGACTTTCCTTCTCCTGTTCCCATTAATAGTGTTAAATATAAGTTAAGACCTGTTTCACTTACATTAAACCGTCTACCTGCTACCCCAGCTAGCATACCTAATACTGTAACTATACTCACCATATTATTAGGATAAGGACTGTAGTTATATACACTAGTACACATACTCCCTGCTGGACCAGGTGGAAAGCCCATAACCTTAACTAACTCTTTCTTCTCCATCTTTGGGATAACTACTTCTTCATCTGGAGAATCAGCACCTTCTACTAGCCTACTAATATCATTAAATCTATCAGTCCACCTTCCATCCTTCTCTGGTATAGCCTGCATTAAGCCCTGTAGAGTAGCGATAACAACAGCGGGAGCAACTCCGTCTTGGATTTGTCCGAAGCTATAAGATTTCATAGCATGATGTAAACCTTCTCCGCCTGTTATAATGGTATTGATGATCTCGTCTGTTGATTGGGATGATACACCAACCAGATTCCCAGTGCTATTTGAATGTGTATTACGAGTGGTTTCCTTTTGTACTTCCAAGTAAGGAGTTCCATCATAGTAGCCGTAGAACTGAAATACTCCATCTTCTGGATCATCTCTAGTTGGGAGGTACCACGCCTGCGACCAGACGCCCATTTCTGTGACATAATCTATCTCCAATTTACTTACATTTAAAAGGTCTATAATGCTCTGAGCCGTCGCTACCATATACTTCTTATCTGATATCTCACAGGGAAGAACAACGCGGAAATTGTTTTTATCCGCGGAATGCGAATGTGATGTATATATGAAATGTATATAATCACAATTCCTTAATACATTAAATACTTCTTCTGGAGTACAGCCTACATTATCAGCATCTATAATAAGAAACTGAGCAGACTTAATAGCACTATCATGACGAAAGCGCCCATTAAAATAATCTGTTCCAGATTTGCTTTGATATTCTTCTTCAAACTCTGGTACACCTCTAACAAAATAACTTTCATGTTTACCGCCCTTTTGAGGTTTGCTACAAAACTCTCCAAACTCTTTAAATGACATCTCTGCCACTTTCATCTTAATATTCTTACTTGTACCCTTAGCCATAGCTATAGGTATCTTATTATCAGGATTGAACATTAACTGCCTCCTTCATCAATCTCTCTTCTTTTTTGGTTATTCGACCTTTAGACAATACACTCTTAATGAACTGATTGCTTTTAGGATTATTGTTTTTCTCCCATATCTTATAGCTTCTGCTACCTTCAGGGAAAGGATTGTTGTTCATCGTTCCTCCAGCTTATTTAATTAGTCAGCGACTCTATAAGTATATACTATTTAGCCTTCCAAGTATACAACTATTTAGAGATAGGCTAGACTCGTTCTATCTATCCCTTATAGGGTATAGCGTCTATCCCCTAAAGTATAGTAAAATACTCTTCTACCAGAGAGACTCGCTTTCTGATAGCTAAAATGTTAAATAACTTACTTAGGAGTAAGACCATGAAAGAACTACTTAATAAAGCACCATCTGATATACGACTTCAATCTATAGACCACCCTGGCTTTAGCTACGGAAGGCCACCAGTTAAACTGAATTCCTTCCCTAGTAAGAAAGCCATTGTAGCCTTTAAGGGTAACGGTGGTTTCTATGGCCACGTTGGAAGATATATTACCGATAACTTTTCCAATACAGCCTGCCTATCCGCTTTTGGAGAAGTAGAGGCTAACAATCTGGTTCGTAAACATAATGAAGGGTTAGAGTCGTGAGTTTATCTCCTCGATATACTGACTATAAGAACTCTAATGATGCGCTTAAAGCCTACCTCGATGGTAAAGATTTTACCCTTAACGATATTTCTAGCCGTTGGAACGGTATGGCTTGTTCTATTCGTGACTTCCCTGATGAATCTGTTACGATAAGATACGATGGTAATCGTAAAGTGATGGTTTATAAACCCTAAGTAAGTTGGACATGGATGTCCGCTGTATAGAGGTACTGCCTCTACTGATGATTCTATTATGATGAAACAGCAACTACTATATTGGAGAATATAATGATTATAACTAGAACTTCCCCTTTCAGTGGGAAAGAGAACACCAGAGATATAGATGTCTCAGAAGCAGCTATGGAACGATATAGCTACGGTATGTTGATACAAGATGCTATGCCTAATGTATCCGCTGATGATAGAGAGTTTATTATGACTGGTATAACCCCTGAAGAATGGGACAACACTTTCGGAGATTCATAATGAGATTAGTACATACTGATTGTAACGGTGATTTACACGATGTTTATGTTGGATATCAATTTGGTCATGGACCAGATACTCTTGAAGTCGTAGCGATGCCTAAACCCCATAAAGCTTCCTCTCAAGGTAAGGTGAACGCGGTAAAGCGGATAAATGATGAAGAGTTAGAGTTTGGTATTGAATATTACGCCAGTGTCTATGATATGAAATGGGTAGAGCGTGAAGATCAAGGATGGATTCATCCTGATGTAGAGATGCGTCTAGTCTTTGAGGCTTACGATAGTATCTTTGGTGTAGACCTCTCTGGTCTTAACCTAGATGATGCTATAGCATTTATTAGAAGCACTACTATTGCTTCTTTCCCTGATAACCGATTAGATGATATGATGTTAATCAAAAGATGGTTGGATAAACAATGAGTGATCTATTTAATGAAGTAAGAACCATCGTTCTTAATGCTCAGGCTATACACGGGGCTGATGAGAATTTCGATGAACAGGAAATATTTGAGACCATAGGTTATATGACCTTAAGTGATTTCGAACCTGATGAATCTAGCAAAATCCGTAAGTGGATGTTAGAATATATGGAGAGTAAGAAATGAATATCTATAGCATGATATTAGAAGCAACTGATAATGAACGCGCTATGTCTGGGAACACCTTGTACTATATAGGCAAACCTATGACTGCTAATAGAGAGCGTATCAGAGTCAATAAGAGTGGGTCTTTAGTATTCCTTAAAAACACTTTATTGTGGAATACATTTAGACCTATATTTGATGAACATTGTGTAACTTACAATGATGACCAAGGTCTATATATGACTGTATCCCGTAAAGAACTTAACTTTGCTGGATTATCTATATATGACTGTATCCCGTAAAGAACTTAACTTTGCTGGATTAGTTTAAACTATACTGTAGGAGTATAACAAAATGATTACATTTAAAGACACACAAATAGAAAAGAAAATGTCCGCGCTACGGTGCGTTGACTCCCAAGTAACTAGACAAGTAGTAGGTGAGATGCTTAATAAGGTGATGAAAGGATCAGGCTGGGATGGTGATGTAGAGTTCGATTTCACTATAAGTGATTGGCAACCTGGAAAGTTCACTGATACCGTTTGGATATCAGGTAACCAATATTATGATTGGCTTATGGATAACAAGGAGACATCTATAGATGATAAGATATCAGCTAGAATCCTTAAGAAGATGACCTTTGTATCTCACGACTTTGCTGAGTTTACACTTACAGTAATAGTAAGTTGCGACTTACCTGAGGAGGACTTCAAAACCTTAGATATGTTAGGCAAGGTTCATCGTGAGTATAAACCTGGACATATGTCTGAAAGCATATTCTGCGCAATATAATGACTATGTTTAGAGTATTGCTCAACCTTATAAGCACAATTATTATAGTGCTTATAGTGTTGTTCTTCATAGGATTAACTGTATAACCTAGTGTGCTCCCGCTAGAGGTGGCAGAGCCGTGATAGATAAATGAATAACCTCCGAATGGGTGTAATGCCCAATAACTAAATCAACTACAAAAGAGAATGATAATGTTAACATTAGAAGACAAACTGGAAAATTACAGAATTATAAAGAACAAGCTAGCAGAAGTAAAAGAAGATGAGATGGAGCTGAGGCTAGCAATAGCGGAAGAATTATCTGTTGACAATCTTTCCGCTGGAACCCACAACTTTGACTTTACAGGCTTACATGTTAAGCTTGTCACTAAGTTATACAAAAAGATTGACAAGAGCATCCTTGAGACGCTGGAACTCAGTGAAGAAGAAGCTGAGTGCATCCGTTGGAAGCCAGAGATAGATGCTAGGGCTTACAAAAACGCTGATGATACAGATACTCTAGATGAGGCTGTAATTGTCACTAACGCTACACCTACATTAACAGTGGAGTTGGTAGAATGAGCAGATTCAGCGGAGCAAAAGGAAAGGTTAGACAGTATTTATTTGACCTTAAAGAAGAATTAGTATTCACTCAATCAGAACTAGCTAAATTAGCAGGAACTAATGTTAGTGCTGTATCCAATGGGATATATGGCATGGAGCAAAAAGGATTCCTAAGTGTTGAAATGGATGGAAGGAATAAAACATATACTGCTGTGCCTAATGATGTACAGCTATTCTTTGTTAAATATCCACAAGGCATAAGCTCACAATCAAATGGAAAGCCTAAAAATGCTCCAGCATCTGGTACACGCAGAACGCCATGGCAGATGAAAATAGATGATAAAATATCATATCACCTTAAGCAGATTGAAGGGCTTACTGTTGCTAGAGAACTAGACTTAGATGGAGTTTGCTAATGGCTGAGAAAATAACCATGTGGGAAGCTAGTGATGGATCTACTTTCAATAGTGAAGAACTAGCTAATCATCATGATGAAAGAATTGCTCTATCTGAATACATAGATGAGAATCCTATATATGGCTTAGCAGTTGAAGCTAGAATAGATGGGTCTGAGTTCCTTAGATGGGCTGATGAGCAGAAGCGCATTGTAATTATGCTATTACCTGAGGAGGGAAAGAATGGCAATTAAGATAAAAAGTACCAAAGATGTTACAGCAGAAGGTGCTAATATGGTCATCTATGGGGAGTCTGGGGTGGGTAAAACCACTCTAGTTTCTCACCTAGAGAATGCTATAATACTTTCCGCTGAGCAGGGGCTTCTATCCCTGAAGAACTTTGATATTCCTTACATTGAAATAAAGAATATTGATGATGTTCAAGAAGCATACGATTATGTGCGCAAATCTGACTATGACCATATAGTCTTTGACTCGCTTACTGAGATAGCTGAGGTTGTTTTGTATATTATACAAGATGACTTGGTTAAGGAAGGTAAGGGCAAAGATAAACGTCAGGGATACGGTGCGCTGGCTGATGCTTTCGGGGTTATGATAAGAAAGTTCAGAGATATAAAAGGCAAGAATACCATATTCTTTGCCAAACAGAAATACATCTATGATGAGGACGGTATGATAACATCGTTCGCACCTATGATGCCAGGTCGTGTGCTCCCACATGGCTTACCTTATTTGGTTGATGAAGTATTTTGTCACCAGATGGATCGTAAAGGAACACGATTCTTTCAAACCGTTGCTGATCGGAAGCATCCTGCTAAAGACAGAAGCGGAAATCTTGAAGCAAAAGAAATGGATCCAAACTTAAACGACATTATAAAACGAGTCCTTACGGGACAGGAGAAGTAAAATGGCTGAATTGCCTGATGTATTCGCAGTAGATGATAGCACCGAACGTATGTCTGACTTTGGTATTATGCCAACAGATGATATTTACTTAGGTCATATCAAAAAGTCTGAAATCAAAAAGACTAAAGCAGGAACAGGCTTACGCCTCAACATGCAGGTATTGATTGAAGAGTCTAAGAAAAATGAAGAGAAGTACAAAGGTCGTCTTGTCTTCATCGGTCTTAATATCAAGAACCCGTCTGAACAGGCAGTAGCTATCTCTCAGAAAGAGCTAGCATCTATTTGTGATGCGGTTGGAGTAGAAGAAGTGGAAGATTCGGAAGAACTCCATGATATCAGCTTTGGCTTTAAGATGAAAGTCGAGAAGTCAGAAGGCTATGATGATAAGAATGTTATCAATAGCTACATGACCGAAGCTGATTACAACGAAGCGGAATAACTTACCACGCCACGGAGGGCACAATTCAAATTACTGGTTGAGGTGGGTTAGGCAAGGTACTCCTCAGGGCGCCCCAACCAGTACTCCTATAGTCCCTGAGGAGTACACCTAATTATTATGGCTAATAGATGCACATTACATAAGTTTAAAATTGATGAATTTGTCGATTGGCTAGACAAAGAAGATATTGAATGGAGAGATGGTAAAGGAGATTGGCAAGTTCTTCAAGTCAAAACAGATAAGGGATGGTCACCAATCTATACAAGAATAAAAGGTGATCATTTAGTTATACAACAAGCATTAAAATCAATTGTAAAGAGGTTTATACAGCATGGCTAAGATAGAAAAGTTCAACTCCATTAATTCTATAATGGAAGAAGGGGAGATTACCAGCATACCAAGAACATATCTTGGATACTCATCACTTGGTAGCTCATGTATGCGCAAGCTGTGGTATGGTTTCCGCTGGGTAGCGCCAGACTCAGCCTCCAGAAGAATGAACCGAATCTGGGACAGAGGGCATATTGAAGAGGACAGAATCTTTGATGACTTGAGAAGAGTTGGAGTAGAGATAACAGGAGTAGAGCAGGAAGTGGTAGGAGTAACAGGACACCTAAAGGGTCACTGTGATGGGATACTGTTTAATGTACCTACTGCTGAAAAGACTCCTCATCTATTTGAAGCCAAGACTATGAAGCATTCTAGCTTTGTATCTTATCTGAAGAAAGGGCTGAGAATGTACTCCCCTGCCTATTGGCAACAAATACATAGCTACATGGGTCACCTAAACCTCACTCGCTGCTTATATGTAGTAGTGGATAAAGATACAGAAACTAGAGATTACCAAAGGATAAAGTATGACAAAGATCAATTTGACGAAGGTGAACGAATCGGCTTTAACATCATCGCAGCAGGAGAAGCTCCACCAAGAATGGCTAATGCGTCATCAACATTCTTTGAATGTAAATGGTGCTGCTTTAAAGAGGTTTGTCACAAAGGTGCGCAAGTTGCTAAAAATTGCAGAACGTGCGTCTACTGGGACATAGAAGAGGAAGGCAGATTCTCCTGTTCAAAATGGAAACATGATTTAGAGAAAGAGATGCAGTTACTAGGTTGTAAAGATTATGAAAAGGATACCATCTATGATCTATGAAGATAGACAATATCAAATAGATGCCTCAGATGCTGTATTCAAGTACCTAGATAAACACTCTCAGGGTCACCCTTTAGTAGCACTTCCTACTGGAGCAGGCAAGACAGCGGTAATGGCTAAGATAGTTGCTAGGATATTCAAGAGAGAACCATTAGCTAAGATAGTGGTGGTCTCTCATGACTCTAGGATACTAGAGCAAAATGCTGCTGGTCTGGAAGGCATACACCCCGTACATATCAATTCCGCTTCTCTTATGCGCAGAGAGGTGGGCAGGCTAACCGTAGCGGGAATACAGTCTGTATATAAGAGCAACGAGTTTAGCGACTTTACCCATGTGATTATTGATGAGGCGCACACTATCCCTCAAGCTGAGAACTCTATGTACAGACAGTTCTTTGATAGTATAGGTGCTCATACTAGGATAGGACTTACAGCTACTCCATATCGAACAGGTCAAGGCTATATAATTGGCGAAGATCATATGTTTGATAAGATAGTCATAGACTTGACATTTGGCGCGAAATTTACCAAACTGGTTAAAGATGGCTACCTATGTAACCTCACTATCAACTCTACTCATATTAAATTAGAGACAGAAGGGATACATTCTCAAGGTGGGGACTTCAACATAAAGGAAATGTCTACTAAGTTTAATCGCATGTCTATCACCAAAGCAGCACTAAATGAAATGGTAGAGAAAGGCAAGGGAAGAAAGAAATGGCTTATCTTTGCTATTGATATAGATCATGCTGAATCTATAGTAGATGTTCTAAATAGTATGGGTGTATTTGCTATGCCTGTTCATTCTAGAAATGAGTTTGATAATGATAGAATCATAAACTTATACAGAAGAAATATGCTACACTGTATAGTGAATGTAGGTATGCTTACCACAGGATTCGATGCGCCAGATATTGATTTGATTGGATTACTCCGACCTACTCAATCCGCAGGACTTCATGTTCAAATGATCGGACGCGGTCTGCGGATTGCTGATGGGAAAGATGATTGCTTGGTGCTAGACTACGCAGGTAATACTGAGAGGCTTGGACCAATCAATAGGATTAAGCCATATGTAAAAGGCAAAGGAAAAGCTACGGGTGAACCCATCACTAAGACTTGCGAAGTTTGTGATACTATTGTAGCACCTAATGTTAAGATATGCCCTAAGTGCGGAACAGAGTTCAAGTTTAAACAACTCATAGGTTCTTCTTCCGCTGATATGGAGGTGATAGCAGATTCTGCCTTGAAGTGGTTTCGCATCGACTCGATGGACTTTAAGTTACATAATAAGAGAGGTGGTATATCTAGTATCAAAGTAACATACCAATGCGGTCTGAAGATATTCAATGAATGGATATGTGCTAACCATAAAGGATATGCTGGTAACAGGGCTAAGCATTGGCTAACAGAGCGGAAAGTAGTACATAATGGAGACTTGCGCATGACCATAAGTCTGCTGGAGCAAGCTATTGTTCCTAAACGCATCCAAGTAAAGACTGACTCTAAGTACCCAGAGGTGCTTAAGAGTGAGTTTTAATATTAGGGTGTGCTAATATAAAAATAGTTTAAAATAATCCCTTAAAACGCTTTACCTTTAGCCTAAAGGGGAGTAAAATAGCGACTCTACCGAAATAAATCGTTAGAGAATTTTATTTAATCCAAGACAGGAAATAAGACAATGAATGATGAAACAAATGTAGTAGACATCGAAGAAACAGAAGTACCTGAAGTAAGTGAAATGGATATTGCTATCCGTGCCGCATTCGATGACAATGTTGATGAAGATGAAGAAATCGTCAAGATGGCTATGTTACAAGCTGGTTGTAAGATCAAAGCAGTATCTCGCTTGTACAATACTTTCATGATCGATTCAGGTCAGATGGCTTCTAAAGAAGAAAAAGATGACGCTCTTGATGCTGCGTTAACTGATCTTGATCTTTCTGATGAAGACACTTTCAACGAAGCTGTTGAAACTCTTGTTGTTAACATTACTGGTGCGTCTGAAAAGTCAGCAGCAGCTATGGCTCGTGCCTGGGCAAAGCGTAACGAAGTTGAATGTTACACTAAACCTAAAGGTGCTCCTCGTGGTGAATCTTTCATCGACAAATTGGGTGATGCTCTTGTAGAGAATCCTGAGATGACTGATAAGGAATGTGAAGCTTATGTCCGTGAGAACGGTACTGAGAACACTATCCGTAGCCTTGGCCATTACCAGAAGTTCCGTTCAGCAATGAACCGCTTACATGTTAAGTTAACAACTGCTGAAGCAGCATAATCTAAAAGACATAGTCGTTATGTTAAAGTCCTCCTACTTTTATTCTTGCCCAGAGTACAAGTAGGGGGCATTTCTTTTTAACCCACCCATGAGATAATAAAATGCATATAAATGTAGATACCCTCATAATTGGTGCTGGATACTCAGGTTTGATACTTCAGAAAAAGCTACAATCTATGGGGTTTCAAAACAACATCATAGTTGAAAGAGGCTATGAGAATGGCTACGCAGATTCTGACTATGTAGTCTTCACCAAAAACGAATACCCATTTTCCGCTGATCCGCTTAATGTTACCACCACTATGACTAGTAGCGGTGCTCACGACTTCGGCACGGAATATGCTAAAAAGATTTACAACGAAAAAATGAATAATATAGACATATATTATAAGGATATGGAAGAGGCAGTAGGCTACTCTATATCTAATGAATACTTGCTCAAAGGCGCAAAGTGCTACGGTAACATAGCTATCGAAAGTATAGACCTTGAGAACAAGAAGGCGAGAGGCAGAGTGCTACACCTAAAGGAGTCTGTAGAGATAGATTACAAATTCCTAGTTAGCACTATCCCTGTTCATCGCTTTGCTAAGTTAGTTCGTACAGACCTAATGAAAGCGTTCAATATGTTTATCTCTTACTACCCAATCGGGATACACAAGACAAGCGGGAATTTTGATTATCCTGATATGTCTATCGAATATGTATCAGACCCCAAGATTCCATACTATAGAAAGCAGATGTATAAGAGCTGTATCTTCTATGAGTATTGTTTGAATAAGCCTATGGATATTCGCTTTAATCATGTGATAATTCCAGGCAGATTCAAGAAGCTGGAAGAAGAAGTAATGGGTGCATTCTATGAATATTTTCAACTTCATGGAATCTACTTCGCAGGACGATTTGCTACATGGGATACGGACTTCCTACTTGAGAAGATATGGTCTCCAGATGAGACTTTACCTAGTAAATTTTTACAACTATTTTATGAGGAACTATAATGGAAATACAAACAGAACAACCTAGAGTAATACTTTATGACTTCCCAGAGCAACCAGAGCGCCAAATTGCTCTTGCAGTATCCGCTTGGGCTAGCGATAACTTTGTAGAGAGTCCAGAAGGATTCAGTAACCATCAGGCTAGAGAGTTAGCAGGTAAGGGCATCAAGGCATTCCACAGAACGGCTCTTGAATATGTAGGAATGACGTTCATTATTAAGAACACTTCCCGCGCCTTTCAGCAGCAGATCACTCGTACAAGACATGCTAGCTTCTCTATCCAGAGTATGCGAGTTATCTTGAAGAACGGTTTTGCTAAGCAAGGTCACTACACTATGCCTCCTGGCCTATCAGAAGATGATCAGAAAGGGTTTCACTATAGTATGCTAAAGATTCAGGAAATGTATGACCTGATGATACTAGAGGGATTCAGCGCAGAAGATGCTAGAGGTATATTGCCTCTTAATATTCATAGTGATATTACTATGACTATAAACCTTAATGCTCTCTATCACATGATGGGTCAACGGTTTTGTGTTAACACTCAGAGTGAGTTCCGTCAAGTGGCTTCACAGATTAAGGAGTTGGTGAAGGATAAAATGGGCGCACTGTTCTCAGAGCCTATGGATGCTCCTTGCGTTAAGACTCGCAACTGCCCTATGGGAGAGGACTTCTGTAAGACTTCGGTTTGGTTGATGGATGAGCCTCAGCGGATAGAGTTTTACAAAGGCTACCAGCAAGGTGATGAGTCTTGGAATCCAAGGTTCGAGAGATGAAGATACAGACCATGTTCGCGTTGGGTATGAAGCGAGAGATACCCGAATTGCTAGAAAGTTATGGTGATGAAATAGAACTTGGTCCAGGTCATAATCCTGTAGGCTGTCCTGCTCTGGAATTCCCAGAGTGGGATGCCGACTATATGGCCATACCTTATCCAGATGAAAGTATGGATGTAATCCATATGTATCATTTCCTAGAGCATGTAGAAGATCCAATAAAGCTATTGAGAGAATGTGAAAGAGTTCTCAAAGTAGGAGGGCACATTAACATAGTCGTTCCTCATAAATCTTCCGCTTTAGCTTGGGAGGACTTAGACCATAAGACCTTCTTCAACGAAGAGACCATACCTAAACTTCTTATCACTCACGGTTATGATAAGAACTCAAGCTGGGAACTTCAAGTCCATGCCAACTTTATAATGGCTATAGTAGAACGTAACCTTTCAATATTTACTCAATTGAGGAAAAGATAATGATGCGATTTAACGATGAAAAGCCTAAGCTATCATTCGTGCTAGACTTCCCTAACACACTAGCGGAAGTAGCTGACGTAATGACTATGGGGGCAGAGAAGTATGCCCGTAATAATTGGAAAGAGGGTGGACCATTCTCTGAGTCTGAAGACAGCCTACTAAGGCATCTAACGGCATTCCATAACTGTCAAGATAATGATCCAGAAAGTGGTAAGAGTCATCTTGCTCACATTATCTGTAACGCAGCTTTCATACTTGAAAACTATGAACGCTTTGGTGGTGAATTCGACGACAGGGACTGGGACAATGCGCAGGATTAATATATTTGATACAGAGACAACAGGGCTGCTCAAGCCTCGTGCAGCAGGTCTAGAATCACAACCTTACATAACGGAGATATACATTGTTCAAGTTGATGAAAACTTCAACATACTTAAAGAGGTTGATAGCTACATCAAGATACCAGTACCCGTCCCAGATTTCATTACCAAGATTACTGGTATTAAAGATTCTGATTTGGTTAGCGCACCTACTTTTGAAGAACTCTTACCCAGTCTCATTGATATCTTTAAAGACTCAACAGAAATGGTCGCTCACAATCTCTCTTTTGATAAAGCGATGCTTGGGAATCAAGTACTCAGATGTGGTATAAAAGAGTTCCCATTCCCAGAGATAGAGACATGTACAGTTATTAAGTCTATGCCTTTAGAGCAGAGAAGAATCAACTTAACTAAACTACATGAGATTCTATTTGGCAAAGGGTTCAAAGATGCCCATAGGGCTAAGTCTGATGTACATGCTCTTGTAAGATGTTATCACGAAATGCGTGAGAGAGGCTACTGTGACTAGTTGTCAAAAGCACGGAGTACAGGAAGCAGACTATAGCAATATGACTGATAAGCAGTTAGTTGAATATGCTATAGACATTCATGTATCAATAGAATCTCATAGTCTAATAATTGAATTGATAAGGAGGTGGGAGAATGATAAATTTGGCACTTAAAACCGAATATAGCTTTAAGCATTGCTTCGGGCATATACAGGAGTTAGTTGATAGCTGTAAAGAATCCGCTCTGGGCATAGCCGATATGGATAATACCTACGGTCATGTCCTATTCGGTGAGGCATGTAAGAAGGCTGATATCAAGCCTATCTACGGGGTTAGGCTAAGATACACTGTCGACCCCAAACAGCGCACCTGTCAATACTACTGGGTATTCCTGGCTAAGAATGACGAGGGGCTGAAAGAAATCTATAGGCTAGTAACAAAGGCTTATGAAAACTTCTATTATTTCCCGCGCTTGTTGCTAGATGACCTATCCAATATCTCGGATAATGTAATCTCTATACAGCCCGATATGGACGGTAGGATTATGGCTGATTATCAGATGCTAACTCCTTGTCAAGAGAGAATAGCAAAAGGCATAAACATGGTAGCTATGCAGGATAACTATTACCCTAACGAAGTTGACAAGGAGATATATGAGTTGCTAGCAGGGGCGCGGAAAGACAAAGGCGGAGGTTACATACACTTCTTTGATGATAGACCATGCCCTATGCATATAGTTTCAGATGAATACTTTAGGACTGGAATTCTAAGAACTACAATAATAGCTAATGAATGTAATGCTTCTATACAGAAAGCAGAAATGGTAAAGTTCAGTGGGAGTGCGAATATAAGAGACTTATGTACTATTGGCGCAAAAAGGCTAAATCTCCCTATGGACAAAGAGCCTTATCAATCACGCCTAGAGAGAGAACTATCACTTATAGAGGAAAAAGGTTATGAAGATTATTTCCTTATCGTTGCTGATATGCTCCGTTATGCTAATAAGCAAATGCTCGTTGGACCATCCCGTGGTTCATCTGCTGGTAGTCTTGTCTGTTATCTTCTGGATATTACCAAAATTGATCCCATAGAACATGACTTATTATTTGAGAGATTCATTGATGTTAACCGTTTCGATCTGCCTGATATTGATATTGACTTCCCTGACTCTAAGCGAGTTATGGTCATTGACTATCTTGTACGAAAGTACGGAAGAAACAATGTTAAGAATCTAGCCAATATTAACAGGCTCAAAGCTAAGTCTGCTATTGATCTATTTGGTATGGGTATGGCTGTGCCAAAAGGTGCTTGTGAAACAGTTAAGAATGCGATGATCGAAAGGTCGGCAGGTGATGCTCGTAATGATATGTGTATCGGAGATACTTTTAATGATACAGAACCTGGACAGGACTTCATTAGTGAATACCCCAAGATGAGGCTAGTGGAGAGGATAGAGAATCATGCTCAACACGCGGGTAAGCATGCTGCGGGAATCATTGTATCCAATCTTCCGCTGACTAACTTCGGCTCTGTAACGGCTAAGTCTTACGCAGGGGTTCCTGGTGATACTATCATGGTAGATAAGAACGCAGCTGAGATAATCGACCTATTGAAGATTGATTGTCTAGGCTTAACTTGTCTTACCATATTAGAAGAGTCAGCTAAGTTAATCAAGAAGCCTAAAGACTTCTACTACAGTCTGGAGTTAGATGATGATAAGACTTTTAAAATCTTTCGTGATGGAAGGCTCAACGGTATATTTCAATTTGAAGGACAGGCTCTCAAGATGCTTACTAAGTCTATTGATGTCAATCATTTTGATGATATTGTCGCTATCACTGCGCTTGCTAGACCTGGTGCGTTACGTTCTGGTGGTGCGGCTAAATTCGCCAAGCGTAGGTCAGGGAACGAACAACCGATATATTTTGGATCTAAGCATAAGTCAATTACGGAATCTACACTCGGTATTATGGTCTATCAGGAACAGATGATGTTCCTTGCTAAGGACTTAGCAGAGTTCTCTTGGATGGAAATTAACGACATGAGGAAGGCAGCCAGTAAGTCTAAAGGTGATGACTATTTCTCCCGCTATGAGAAGAAGTTTATAGATGGGTGTAAGGAGTTCTCAGGGCTGACTACGGAAGAAGCCGAAGCAGTATGGAAGGATATTCAGCATGCTGGCTCTTGGATCTTTAACAAGGCTCACGCTGTAGCTTACGGTATGCTAAGTTACTATACTGCTTATATGAAAGCTAACCATCCGTTAGAGTTCTATGCTGCTACACTCAATAACGCCAAGAATGAAGATTCCGCTTTGAGGGTATTGAGGGATGGAGTGGAGAACGACGGCATAGAGTATACAGCTGTAGATGTAGATGAGTCGATGGCTAAGTGGGCTGTTGTAGATGGCAAGCTACTAGGCGGGCTATGTAATATCAAAGGAGTCGCTGAGAAGAAAGCAGAGGTATTGATCAAAGCGAGAAATGCGCAAAAATGGACAGATGCCCAACTCAAACTTATGATGAACCCAAAGACCGCCTTCGATATTCTCTTCCCAACTCAGCACCATTGGGGGCACTATTTCGATAAGCCTACAGACAACGGACTATATGCTTCACCTACTCTTATCAGAGATATAGATAAGCCAGGTGATTATATGATCATAGGAAGATTGATAGACAGAAACTTGAACGATCTTAATGAATACAACAAGGTGGTGAAACGTGGACATAAACTGGAAGACCATACGGTATATCTTAATATTATCATTGAAGACGATTATGATAGTATTATGTGTTCTATTGGTAGGTACGAATTTGATAGACTTCATGGTAGACATATTGCTGAGTCAGCCAAAGTAGGTGAAGACTGGTATCTAGTAAAAGGTAAAATGAGTGGTAGCTGGAGAGGTATCACTGTAGAAGAAATAATCAACTTATCGGAGTTATGATGGAAAAAGTATTATATGCTAAAGATGTAAAGGGTAATATCCGCGTGTGGATGGTAACAGCACATGACAACGGATTAACTATCGAACATGGATTGTTAGGTGGGGAACTTCAATCGAAGGAAGAACATATCAAGACTGGAGATACAGTCAAGACTAAAGATCAGAAAATCTATTCCCGCTATCTTAGCAGGATTAACTCACAGTATGATAAAGGATATACAGAGAGCCTAAGCCAAGCGGAAAGGAGTAAAAGAACAAACTCAATGGGACTGTTGCGCCCAATGCTAGCGGCACCAATTAAAAACGTAAGGAATATAGATTATGGGCAAGCCTTTTACCAACACAAATATGATGGAAACAGATGCCTCATCACAAAACGGAATGGGGTACTTGTTGCTTATTCTCGTAATGGTAAACCTGTTACTAGCATCGGGCATATCTTGGATGGAATACAGCTTGATGAAGACGAAGTCATCGATGGAGAACTCTATTGTCACGGAGTGCCTCTCCAACGCATCTGTAGCTGGATTAAACGAGAGCAAGACGCAACAAAGAACCTCTCCATGAGGGTGTACGATATTATCTCGGAACGCCCCTATATAGACCGCTTAGACCGCCTAGAATCGCTTAGGCTAGGCGATCATGCGGGAGTAGTACCTACCGTAAGGGTAGACTCAGAAAACGCCTTAGACGGGCTTCTAGAAGGCTCACTTAAAGATGGGTATGAAGGAGGCATCCTTAGATGGGGAGAGGCAGGATATGAGGACGGCAAGCGGAGTAAGTCACTAGCAAAGATTAAAGTCTTTGAAGATGATGAGTACAAGGTAATAGGTATCGTGGCTTCCAAAGATGGCTGGGCTATCTTAGTTTGCGAGATGCCAGATGGAAAGCTTTTCCGCGTTAGTGCGCCAGGCACTATGGATAAGAAGTTTGAGATAATGCTTTACATAGAAGATTACATCGGAAAGATGGTTCAGATCAAGTACGCAAATATGACGAAGGATGGAATCCCTTTCCACCCTGTCGCCATTCGTTTCCGCGATAAGTCTGCCGAGTAAAACTCAACAGCACAAGGAAGTGCTATTTTATACAGACCGCATTTACATAGAACAAAGCTAGACCACCACCAGTTCCAGCACCACCCCAAGCAGACCAAAGGTTGTCACCTACAGCCTGAGATACGATTAAGCCACCATTCCAGTTACCACCACCGCCAGTTACTTTATAACCAGTAGGACAGAATGCTTTCTTGCCTATAACAGATGTAGGTGGACCAAATGTATATGCCATTACATATTGAAGATCAATCGTTGTACCAGTAGCAGCACAGACTATCTGACCATCATTAGCAGTAACATTAACAGATACCATTGACGTGCCTGTTGGACAGACTCCATTAACAATATTCTGCTTCGTAAGCAAATCTGCTTCCAATCTGCTTCCGCTTGCGCTAGCCTAACCTCAACAGCAGATATAGCATCAGCATTAGTTACTACATCTATCTGTAGACTTGCTAGGGCAATCTCCAAAGCGGAAACTTGACCTTCAAGGGTAGTAACATCTGCTACAATAGCATCGACTTGAGCCTGTAGATCAGCAACGTCATCTTGTACTTCTATGATCATACCTTCCAACTCAATG